CTACTTCTGGCTCTATAACAACTTCTTTTTCAACTACTACTTCTTTTTCCGGTTCTTCTTCTGATTTTTCTTCCTCTGGAGGTAGTTGAGACAACTTTTCTGCTTCTTCCAAAGCAATTCTTGCTGTTTCTTTTAATTCTTTTTGTGTTGGTTTAATATGATTTGCCATTTCTTGCCGTTCTTTTTATAGACCTAGGAAAATGTTATTTTTTCTTATTTACTTTTGGTTCAGTATCAACAATATATTTCATCTGATCCTCTGATAAGTATGACCTTCTTGCTCTTAAAAACGCTTTGTCATAATCAGTCAATGAATTAATGTCTCTACTAAGTATCTCTTCTAATGTTAATCTCGATGATTCATCCATAATAATATTATAAGTATTGAAACTACCGCTTGTCAACCCCTTTTTTTCATCTTTGCTTTCATGGCCATTTTAACACCCTTCTTGGTATATGGAAACTTTTTAATTCCTTTGTTTGTTTTTACTTTTGGCATAATTATCACCTTCTTCTATTTAAGTTCTCTGAGAGTGAACAGACAAACTGCCCGATTATCCGTTCACACTCACAAAACTCAAACTATTTAATTCCCATCCTTGTCATGTTAGCTACCATCTCTTCCATTGATTGTTTTACCTTGTCGGGATTAGACAATATCCCTTCTATTAATAAATATGTTCTTAATCTTGCTTTTAATGAATAATCTTTCTTCCAACCTAAAAACCAAGTAAAGAAATTTGAATCAGTCTTAGATAATTCTTCTTCAACACCTTCACGCATAGATGTTATACGAGATCTAACTCCTTCTAAAGTTAAAGTGTTACTTCTGGCAGATTCTGCCATTTTAAGTAGTTGTTCTTTCTCTCCACTAAATTTACCTGATGTGTCTAGATCATTCCAATCTATTCCATATTTTTTTAATATTTCGTCTATCATATTTAAGCAGTTAATTGTTTCACCGGCTGTTGTATTGGTACATTTGGCTGATTACTAATTGTACCACCATTAGCACCCATCATGCCACCTTGATTTATAAGCTCAGTCTTCTTCTTTTCAAATTCCATAGCTTGATTAATTTCATCTGGAGTATATCCTGCAAACTCTAATAGTTTTCTCTTATAACCTTCCATAACAATAGGGTTATCTGCCATTGCAGTACCCACTGCAGTCATTTTCTCTAGCTTCTGGCTGTCTTGGGTTTCTTTTTCTGCTTGACTCCAAATTTTAATGTTATAACCGGACTTTGTTAAATAGTCTTTTGGAGATACTTCTCTTGGATGTAGATCACTTGTATTTCTACCCTTCTTGTAAACAGTTACAACATCAATTTTGTCTGCGGAGGCTTCAAGTAACATGGCAAACTTCAATGCTCTTTGTTTCCATACATGAGTATAGAACTTAGCTATCCCTTGAGTTCTCTTCTTAGCTTCTACTTGTGCCAATTGAACAGAACCCAATGGAGTACCTACTGCTGGCACTTCACCCTGTTGAGTCTCGCCCGTAGCTGTAGCTTTACCCACCGTCTCTACCACATAATTCATTTCATCTAAAGATTCTGATAGATCAGGAATATCTACCTTCTGTAATACTTCACTTGGTTTACCCGGCACTGGATACCACCCCCAAGGTACAGGATTAAAAGTAGATGGAGCAAAACCATCTGCTTTTAATGATGAATCATAGTAATGCATACCAAAGTTTCTAAGCGTTCTGTTCTCGACTAACTGAGAAAACCAAGAATTAACTATCTTGTTTGGAGTTCTTGCTGTGTCTGCAATTCCATCAGTCCAAAAGTCTTGTTTATCTACATCCTCTGCCCACGAGTTATATCTATAATGGTTTCTCCAGTAATTTTTGATAGTTGTAGTAACTCCAAGTATCTCTTCTTGAGGCTTCTTCATTAAAACAGCTCTCTGTTCTCCTTCTACATAGACAAATATCTGATCTTCCATTATTTTATCGTCCTTATCCTTCTCACCACTTCTAACCACAAAATGCATTGATAATTCTACATATGTCTCACCTAAGATTGGATCATCTATATTGGTGACACCTAAATTTCTTAACTTATCATTCTTCTGTTGAAGTGAATTGAGATTATCATTAGCTTTGACAATACCCATTTGAGATTTAAAATACTCTTCTAACTCTGCAACCTTAACTTGATCAAGGTCTTTATTCAATTTCAAACTACTAAGAGGTTTAAATATATGTAGATGAATTAAGAATCGTGCCGAATCTAAATCATATGGATTAGTAAAACGATCAACTAACATATCTTCAGTATCCTCAATATCAAATTTAATCTTTCCATCCACTACCTGCCATGAATCAAAAGTCCTACCATATAAACACTCCTGCTTTTTATCTACTAAATCTTGGATCTCTGCGTTGTTGTCATCAAGAGTAACTTTCCACACTTCATTTAAGAATATCTGGGCTTCTGCATTATTGTCTCGATTCTCAAATTCAATGACTGGCATATCATCAATGTCTTTTAATAGAGTCTTAACCGCAGTTTTCATAATAGGAAGATTAACTGTTTGTCTTTGAGTTAAACGATTATATGTAACCTTATCTCTATAAAGTTCATAATTCTCACGCCAATCTTCATGCCTTTTCTCTCTATATTTAAAACTTTGATCCCTATTATTAATAAGCATCAACAACTCTGGGTCTGTAACAATGTTTTCTTCTGCCATATATCTAAAGGATAGACTATGTCTTAAACGGAAGGCAAGGAGTTAAGCGAGAGTTCCACCCATGAAAGGAAGTACTCCACCAAATTCAGTATCTGGTATATATTTAATTGGCCTATCAAGTTCAAAATACATTCTCATTGACATCATGTCACCATAATCAGGAGATCTACCTAAATTTTCCTTAATTTCCTCTTTAGGTATTAATGATAGCGGAGCTTCAGTATTAGTTTCTTTTCTTTTTAATAAATGTAATAGATCCTCAATAATCATTTCTTTTACAGTTTCATCAATTGGAGCTGATATGGCAATTCTATGATTATTAATTTCATTAGCTAACATAAATCCACATTGAGATCTTAAATTAGCGTAATTCTGCTTTGGTTTATCATTTCTAACTTCTTCTTTAGTTTTTAATGCAGTACTATTACCCACAAATCCTTTTACTCCAGTAGTAATATCAACAACACCACCACCAACTCCATCTTCATCTACAATAGTTTGACTATATGGTATTGAACGCCTGCTCATTAATTCTTTAAGATCATTTGATGTTTGATCAATACCTCTGTGACTCTTGTTTACAATTTCAACTAAATTAAATCCTTTCCAAGCACCAATAACTGTTTGATCACTTCCAAACCTAGCCACATCAGCACTTGCATAATACTCTGTTGATTCTGGTAGTACATTAGTAAACAAATCAGTAACCGCATCATAAGTGGTTAGTGAATTATCTCCGGCCATATATTCCCAAAGTCCATCTCTAAGCCTAGCCCTCATTGTGTTGTCTGTAATTAAATTTAATTGTTGCTCATACTGTTCTTTTGTATAACTATTATCATCATATAAAGCCTTAATAAATGCATAATCAGCAGGTAGTGTTCCAGCTTTAAATGGTTTATAAAATATTCTATAAATCCAATTCTGTTCTGGGTTACAGGTTATTAATATCTTAGCCGGATATAAATCATAATCAGTATTCATCCAACGCCCTACACGAGTTTTAAGAATATCAAAGGCCATGAAGTGTATTTCTCCTCCTTCTTCTATCCAGCCTCCAGTATACTCAAGTGAACCAAATCTCTGATACATTGGGTCACTTGGTTGGAATTTTAAGTCAATCAAATCAATCCTAGAGCCATTCTTGAACTTTATATAGTGGTACTGACCATTTAAACTCCAATCATCAATAGGTATATTGTGATAGACACAAACTTTTTGAAAAGTAGTAAAAGAAGATCCCATTAAACGAGTTAGTTCGTTTCTACCTATAAACCATTTAGTTCCCGGATAGCGATAGCAGTTTTGAAGTAACCATTCTGCTCCAAGCCAAGACTTACCACCACCTGCACCACCACCAAAAGTTATAAAGCGTGTAATTTTATCCCAAAGTTTTAAATAAGCCTGATGTTGTTTTGGTTCTGGCCTGATGTTTGGTACTATTTCCGTGATCATGCATTTGTTTCAGTTTTTGGTTCTATATAATTAAACCCGACAATAGCTTTACCATCTGTAGTTTGATCGGTCTTTTCTCTCATGCCGTGATTATTTTGAAGCATTAACTTAACAATAGTAGCATTAACATCTTTATTATATATACCATCATTCATTAATTGTATCTTCTGAATTAAAAGTATTTTTCTCAAAGCACCGAAGAACTTAGGATGTACTAACTTTCCTTTTAACTTTTCATCTTCATAATCTTCTGGATATTTTTGGTTTGCCCAGTTGTCTAGAGTGTCATCATGTACGCCTATAGATAATGCAAAACCCTCTTTAGTTGGCAAAGACCTAGTACTGCTATTATTTTTTTTGAGATATACATCTACCTCTAAAATATATTTATCGTTATATTTAGTTGGTTGACCTCCTTTATTCTTAATAGCTTTTTTCATAATCTTTTTAATTGAACATATTTAGTTTTTGCTGATCCTATTCCGGTTTCACCATCTGCATTAGTAATAGCTTTTCTAATATATCCAAGATTAATAAGACTATTAAGAGATTGAACTATTGTACCATCAGGACTATCAATAGACTCAATTATTCTTTTTTGTGATATAGGCGTTTTTTCTTTGTGACACCAATCATCTATACAAGCAATGATTTTTCTTTGTAGTTCTGTTACCTCATATAGATTTGTATAAGCAGTTTTCATTGTACTTTTATCCACTTTCCTCCGACATTTACTTCAAGTATACACTCTTTAGGGAACTCGACTGAGTGTACACACTTCTTTTCATCACAATAAACAACCTGTTGATCATCGTTTTCAGTATTTTGTTTTAAATGTATAATCCAGATATTTGTAAAATACTTCTCTCCTTTTTTTATTCTAAACATTTTTTTAATCAAAATACTTCCCAATACTTTTCATCCCACGCAGGATTTATAATTTCATCAATGGTTAAGATAATGTTTAGTATTAGTTCTTTCATACTAAAATCAGTATAGCAATAATTGCCCCAACCGCCCATCCAATCTCAATCTTTTCAAACCAAGCAAAAACCAATACCCCGACTATTATCAAAACAAGTTTAACTAGACTTCATAATCAGTTAATACCTTTTATAGAAAAGATAAACGAGCTAGTGGAAGCTATAAATAAGTTAGAAAACAATAGTGATAAGGTATGTAATAAAAAAGTATGACAATAAAGAAAAATGGTAAAACGGTATTTGAAGTTAGTATTTTTGAAGTATTTGTCTTTGTTATATTTATTGCGTTACTTGTAAGAATATTTAAATTTATAAGCGGAATATGAAAAACACAATAAATAAAAGAATCTGTACAAATTGTAATAAGCCAATAGGAAAGATCAGAACAATGATGCCAACACTAAATAAAAAGCATAGGGAGATGTGTATGAGTTGCACAAAAAAAGTTTTAAAACAAAATGATAAATAAATTATGAAAATAATAAACGGTGATAGTTTAATAGAATTAAAGAAACTACCAGATAACAGCGTGGATAGTATTGTTACTGATCCACCCTACGGCTTGAAGTTTATGGGCAAGAAGT